CCTTGAGGTGTTCGAGGTAGAGCGGATTCACGTCCTTCGGCAAAAGCCATTTCAGGTCGCCCTTGGCTTCCAGCGCGTTCGCAAGCAGGTCTTTGAAATAGTCGCCAGACCAGTCGTAATAAAACACATCGCCGCCTCGGTAGTCGCTCACTCGCGGCTCTGAGAACGGGAAGTTGATCAGCTTGTCGCTTGCCTCGTCTCGCATCGTCCAAGTCTTGCGAGCGTATCCGCGCATCCCTCGCCAGCCAAAGTCTGCGCAATCCCGGTCCACGTCGGCGGGTCGGTAGCCGCGATCTTGGGCAACGCATGAGTCCTGCACCTTGTAACGGTGCTGCAGTTGGCGCAGTTGGTCCCTCGTCTCGACGCGCCCGAAGTAGAGCTGCCGGTAGGTTGGCCCAGTCGCCGAGCTGAAAGCGCCGATTTCGACCCACCAGTGGTCCTGTTGCCGGTCCACGGCCATGAAGCGAATCACCTCGCCGTCGATTGCCTCGCCGTTGCTGAACTGAGCGACGCTGTAATCCGACGCCTGCACGAATAGGTTGACGACCTTTTTCTCGACAATCCACGGCCTCGCCTCGCGCTTGGTCTTGAATTCTATCTTCATCTTGTCGTCACCTTGGCGCACGAAATGGTTGTCCGCCTCGCAGAATTCTTCGACCAGCAAGCGCATCGGCCGGCTGACAAGCGACTCGACGCGGAAGCTCTGAATCTCAGCCGGTGCCGCCTCGTTCAGCGAAACGAACCGCCCGGCCCGCTTCCAGCCGGTGCGCGTCGTGTCCGTGTCCGGCGACTCGTGGCCGCAATGTGGGCAACGGAATCGGCACGACTCGACCGCTCGCGCCACGTCCCACGTCTCGTCATCGCGCCGCGCCGCCGCGTCCCAGACCACGCCGCCGCGCAAGCCGGTCTCCTCGTGCTTGTCCAGCGCGAACGCAAGCGGGTGCACCTTGTGGCACGCCGGACATTCGGTGCTCCACTCCTGCTGAGTGCCTTGGCGGAAGCTCGTGTCCTCAACGTTGCCGGTTTCGAGGTCCATAATCGGCGCTTGGCTCGTGTTGTAAATCTTCGAGCGCCCGACCTCCTCGAAACGCGAGACGCGGGCGACGGCGTGACCGTAAACCTCCTGCCACTTCGGAAGCCAAATCTCGTCGTTGATCTTGTAGCGGATGGACTGCGACTGTTGGCTGGAAAGGTTGGCCGGGTTGAGCAGAAAAAAGAATCCGCCGAAATAAATCTCAGTCGTCGTCCGGTGCGGTCCGACTCGCGGAAGCATCGCCGCCACCGGTTTGCACGACTCGAAGATCGGGTTGAGCCGTGACTTCGCGTGCCGGTCAATCATCTCGTCGGTCTGCATCGTCCAGCTGATCGGCCCGGCGTCGTTGCAGATCAGCCACGGCACCCAGATGTCAGCGACGAGCGTGCCGCCGATCTGCACGGCCTTGCGGAAGTGAACGCGGCGCACCAGCGGATTCTGGAGCGCGTCGAAGATCGGAATCAGCCACGGCGAAATCTTCACATTGAACGGTCCCGGCGTCGCGTAGCTTTCTGGCAGGATGATGTGCTTCCGCGCCCATTCGTAGATCGGCGAGCGGTCAGGCTGCGGCAGGCGCAGTTTGGTGAGGAGGGTGTCGGAGGCGGTCATTGATTATTCCCTCGACCGGTCCAGCGCCTCGGCCTCGAACGTCGCGATGTTCGCGTTCACGACCTCGCGGATCTCGCTCAGAATCACGCCGCCCTCGACGTTCAGCTCTGCCGCGTTCATCCCGACGCCGCGCGGACCGAGTTCAATTGTCAGCTTGAGCCGCAGCAGCAGGTCCAGCTTTTGACCGAGCGTCACGAGCATCGCTTCGACTACTTCCCGGTCAATCACGTCGCCGGCCTCGCGCTCGTTCTTGGATCGGGCGAGGCGGATTTGCTCGCGCATGAGTTCGGCTTTGAGGTCGGCCAGGTTCTTGGTCGCGGTGTCCTTGCCGATCAAGTGCTCGGCGCAGAACGCCTGCCACGCCGTCAGGTTCTCGCGCTTGCCGTCCTCGTGTTTCTTCGGCGCGTCTGGGAAGCGATTGCGAACGTCGTAAATTCCCTGCCGCGACATCCCCAGCTCCTTCGCCAGCGCACTCAGGTCTTTGACCCACCCGCCGGTCTGCTCGGCTTGAAACTCGTTGAGCGCCTTGCGCTCCGAGGTCGTCAGCGTCTTGCCGGCCTTGAGCTTTACCGCGATGTTTTGGACGTTGCGGCGGGCGAGGATTTCGCTCGGTGATTGCTCGGGCTCGGTCATGTCGTCGGCTTATCGAGCACGGCCTTTTTGCCGGTGAGGTTTTCCCAGCGCTTCACGATTACGTCGCAGTAGGCTGGGCTGATCTCCATCCCGTAGCACTTGCGGCCGAGTTGCTCGGCGGCGATCAGGGTCGTGCCGGAGCCGCAAAAAGGCTCGTAAACATTGTTGCCTTTAATTCCGAAATCAACCATTGCACGAGACGCGAGCTCCACAGGAAAAGTAGCCTTATGCTCTTCCTGCTGTTTTGGACGCGATATGTCCCACTTGGCCCATCTTGGTTCGTTCTCTCCTTGGGTTGTCGTGTATTTGGTTCCACGAGATAACACAAAGACTAGCTCCCAGTTGCGAGACAGAATACCTTTTGACGCAGTCGGAAAACCTGCGCCTTTGTCCCAGCAAATAGTTTCTTTGACTGAGAGCCCGTGAGTTCCTCTGAACATCGTTTGACCGTAGCCAGAACGACAGTGAGCCGTATACATTACATTCCATAAAACAGGAGATTCTTCGGAAGCCAGATGCGTAGAAACTAAACATAGGACGGAATCGCAAAACTCAAACCATTCGCCTTCTGTTCTGTCGTCACATTCGTGGTTGTAGAATTTCTTCGTTTTGCCTTTGTAGTCAGTTTTGTATCCGCCGTCTTTGCTGTTGTATGGCGGCGACGTGAAGCATAGATCGGCTTTACTTCCGCCCATCAACCGCTCGACGTCCTGCGCCTTCGTCGAGTCTCCACACAACACCCGATGCTCGCCAAGAATCCACAAGTCGCCCGGCTTCGTAATCGGTTCGGCCGGAGGCTCCGGCACCTCGTCCTCCGTGACTTCCGCCTTGCTCATCTTGTCCACCTCGGCCGCATCGTAGCCGGTCGCCGCGAGTAAATCCGCGTCCTCGACCTTGAGCGATTGCAGCACCTGCGAGAGCTTGTCCTCCTCCCACTCCGCCAGCTCCGCCGTCCGGTTGTCGGCGATGGCAAACGCCGTGGCCTCAACGCCCGCAAGGTCGGTGCGCACGATCTGGATTTCGGTCCAGCCGAGTTCCTGCGCTGCGGTCAGCGTGCCGTTGCCGGCGAGGACGATTCCCTTGGCGTCCACGACGATTGGCTTTTGCTGCCCGAATTTGCGCAGGCTGGCCTTGATTGCGTCGAGGTTGCGCCGCGAATGTTTGCGGACGTTGGACGGGTCGAGCGAAAGCTCGGCGATTTTGGTCGTTGTTAGTTTCATGTGTCAAATTGGCTCGAAAAACGAAATGGGATTTTTTGCTCTAGGTCGTCTAACCCGCGCCCCGTCCCCGCCCAAGAAGGCTCCCTACCTCCCCCGCGCCCCCTCCCCCTGTGTCTTGACCCTCAAAAGCCGCCAAATCGCGTTAAAACGCACAGAACGGCGTCTGGCGAGCCATCCTGAGCACGCTGCAAACCGCGGTTTGCTCATCATTTGCGCCTCCGCTTCTTTTCGAGCGATTCGATTACCGTAACGGCGTCGCGCATGAGTCGAACTAGGCGCATATCAACAATAGTCCAAAGCGGCATCCGCCCTTCTGAGCCGTTCGCAATCAAAGTAAGATCGCGTTTAATTTGTTTGCGTCGTTCGGCTTTCACTCCCGCCCCTCCGGTTCCGGCCTGTCCGCCTCGTCCGTCGCCTGCCTGTAGTCGGTCATGAGCTGAGCCAAAGCCGGGAAGACCAGCCTCACCCGCTCGATCTCGTGGGCCCACTCGTAGTGCAACGCCTGACGTGTTCGCCCGGTCTTCGCCGCCATCTCGCCGAAGCTCTGCCTGACCGCCGAGACGTCACCCGATCCCAGCCGAAGCGTCACCAGAAACATCGTCGGCGAAAGGTCCGCCAAAGTCCCGAGCCTGCGGCATAGGTCCGCCGCGCTCGTCATGCGCAGCTCGTGCAGCTCAACCAGCCTTTCCATGATCTCAGCCGAAAGCCGTCCCGCGTCCGACCGTGCGCCGTCATAGGACGCCTCGTAGGTCGTTGCGCGGTCGTATGTCGCGGTAATCACGTCAGGTCACCGACCGGGTTGTGAATCAGCTTCCGCAGCTCCGGCGAAATCTCAACGGCGTCAATGCCTTGAATCCCGAGCTGCCCGATGCTCTCCCGCTGTTGCAAGATCAGGATGAGCGCCCGAATCTTTTTTATCCGCTCGCCGTATTCGCGGGTGATGGTTTTTCTTTGCATCTCCAGCGTCGTAATGGCTCGCGCCGCCCGTGCAGAGAAGCGCAAAGCCTCAAGTTCTCGTTGGTCCTGATCGTGTGTTTGGGTCGTCGTCATGTGTTGCCCTATCGCTTTTGACGCATTGCGCTGCGAGTCAATCACGAACGCGTTTCTGCCTCGCGCTCAATCACCGTCAGCCCGTTGTTCCGGTGCGTGCGGTAAACCACGCGCCACTGCGGCTCTTCCACCAGCCACTCGTCAATCGCCCGGTTGATGCCCTCGCCGCCGTCGTCGCCTACGGTCCCGAACGTCTCGGTATCGTGAAACACAATCCAGCGCCGAACCGCGTCGCCGTGAATTGCAAGCTCTTGCCGCACTTGGTTGTAGCGGTGCAGCGTGTCCACGAATAGCAAATCGGTCGGCTCAATCTGCGAAATTGCCAGCGTGGAGCAGATGGAAAACACCCAATCCGTCGTCGTGTACGGGCGCATCGTCTTAAACACGCCGAACTGGTCGTTGATGTCGTAGCTTCGCAGCGTCGCCCGTTTCGTTCGCAGCCCGTGCAAAAACGCGAGCGTGCTGCAGCCGGTCCGCACGCCGAATTCGGTCACTTGCTGGCATTGCGCCGCGAGTAGCGAGAGCAAAGGCAGATGCTCGTTGATGTCGCTCGGCATCCGCGTTGCGTGTTCGAGTGCCGTCGTTAGTTGGTCGTTTGTGTTTTTCATGGTTCAGAATGTTTGGCGAGTTGTTGCAAAAGCTCCTTGAGTTCCTTTTCAAGAGATTCGAGCGCCTGCGTCAGTGATCGCACAATGCGCTGACCCTCAGTCCTCCGCTTGAGCAGCGCAATTATCTGCGCTTCGATTTCTTCTTTGGTTTGTTTCATGGTTAAAGTTGCGGCGCGACGATCTCGGTCCCGTTGATCCAAAACTGCTCTTCGATGCGCCCGTCAGCGAAGACGAGCCGCACCGCCGGTCCGTCAAGCCGGTGAATCTTGCCGTGATGATACCACACGCACGAGCCGTCTGGGTTCGTGACTGCCGGTCCGTTCTCCGCGTGCAGCCGATTTTTTTCGTCGTAGAGCCTCATAGTTTTTTGTGGAATGAAAAGCTGGGTTTGAAGAACTCGACCACCTTGGCGATGCCGCCCGCGCCGTTGCGGTTCTTCGCTTGGTCAATGACGACCTGCACCGTCGGCGCGTCAGGAACTGCCATCACGTCAGGGTCAGGATAGAGCAGCCACACCCGATCTGCGTCCTGCTCGATTGCGCCTGACTCGCGCAAACCTGAGAGCTTCGGCCGGCTGCCGTCTTTCTCGGCGTCCCGGTTAAGTTGCGAGAGCAGAATCACGGCCACGTTGAAATTCAACGCCATGAGCTTTATCCGGCGCGACATGAGCGCCACCTGTTGCTCGCGTGGTGCGCGTGAGTCCTCGGCGTGGAGCAGTTGCAGGTAGTCGATGACGACCACGTTCGGCAATGCGTCCGCAGCCTTGAGCATCGCCACCCGGTCCTCGATGTCCGAGACGGACTTGACCTGACGCACCTCAAAGATGTGCAGCCGCTTCTCGTCCGCTTTCATCTTTTGCGCTGAGGCAATCCACGATGTCTTCGCCGATTGATACTCGGCCGCTGTGCAGCCTCGGACGATGCCCGCGCTTCGCCCTAGTCTTTGCTTCGCAAGCCGGCCGACCAAATCCCGCGCCTGCATCTCAAGTGAAACGATCATAGCCTTGCCGCCGCCTCGCACAACTGAGTCGGCCATCTGGATCGCGAGCGCCGTCTTCCCGACGCCCGGCCGGCCTGCAATCACGCAAACCTCGCCGCCTCGGATCTTCCCGAAATACTCGTCGCAGTGCGGCAATCCAGTCCCGACGACCCCGGCCTCGCGGCCGTGGATCTCGTCGTGGATGTATTCGTCCACGATTGCCGAAAGGCTCTTGGTCGCGCCTTGGATCGAAACCGCCAGCTCGGCTTCGTGAATCGCTTTGCGTGCGGCCGACCAGTCCTCTTCCCACTCGCCGCCCTCGCGTGGAGTGACTGCGCCGAGCGCTTGAGCGAGCTTGGTAACGGCCTTGCGGCGCTTGTTCGCGTCGATGACTTCGATGGTGAGCTGCTTCGCAAAGATCGATGTCGGCTCAAGCGCGGCGATCTCCGCCAGTTGGCCCATGCTCTCGGCATCGATGGCCGAACCAAAAGCGCGTCGGCCGACTTTGAAAACGTGCGTGTCCTTGTCCTCGGTCGCGGTCTGCACGAGCGCCTGCCAGATAATTCCGAGCATCGGGTCCGCGAAGGTCTCGGCGCTGATGCCGTGGTTGACTGCAGCGGCCACGGTCTGCACGCCGCCGGCCATGCACGCCGCGATCAGCCGGCGCTCTGCGGGCGATGGGTCAGGAGCGGTCAATGATGCTTTCATGGGTGAAGGTGGGTTTGGATTTCTTGCCGGCTTCGATTTGCCACTTCTTCGCTCGGTCAATCTCGCCGTTCCAGTTGTTGAGCAAGGTCGCCAAGTCTTTCCTCGCGTAGGTCTCGGTCTGTGGCGCAGCGTAAAAGCGTTCTAACAGCCTCCAGTCATCTTCGTTCGTTGCCTCGATAGCTGCGCGGTTTTTTGCGTAGGCTCGCGACTCTCCGCTGGTCAGCGGCGTTGATTCGCGACGACCCATGATGCGTTCGGCGCGAAGCTGAACTTCAGCCTTCGCCTTGGGCGGCGGAGGCGGAGTCGTTTGTGAATGAAGCGACAAATTGAGTTCCGAAGGCTCTTCTCCCCCTTTAGGGGGTAAGGGGGTATGATTAGGAGGTGGAGAAGGAGAAGGAGAGTTCACCTTCGGTTGCGCTTCCGGTTGAACCGCGGTTGAACCGTGGTTGAACGGCGGTTGAACCACGGTTGTGACTCGCTTGCGACGAGCCTCACCTGATGCCAAACCTTTTTCGCGCTGTAAACGTCGGTAGTTGTCTTGCTCGATGCGAACCGCTTCGAGTCTTGGATTTTGTCCGTCGGGGAATTTTGCAAGCACGTGCGATGAGACCGGACCCTTGGCAATCAGCGCGGCCCGATCAGGGTCTGGAGGTATTGCTCCCCGTCCCCATTGCGAGCAAAGCAGCAGGATGTAAGCCCCGACCTCGGCTTGTGTCATGTCGGCGACACCGCCTAAGAAGTCGTCAGGGTAAAATTGAAATGCTGGAGGTTTCATAAATCAAAAAACATCCGCCAGCCCACGCGGTAGAAATTGGCGATGAAACACGCCTCGCGCAGACTGACGGATGTAAGTTTTTGGTCTCATGTCATAGGCTTTCTACGGCCTAGTTGTTGTTTATCCAATCCGCTCCCCGCGTCAAGCCTCGCTCGGCTCGAATCGCTCCACGCTCACATAGACCCCAATCCTCGCGTCGGTGATGGCCCAGAACTTGTCAACGCGTAGCTTCGCCACCTGCGAGTCATCCCGCCAAATCCGCCCACCCCGCGTGATGCGGTCTAGAACCAGCTTCGCCAGATTGTCCGCGTCCGGCTTGCTGACGTGGCAAATGGGTGCGCTAGCTTTAACGTGTCCACCCTTGCCATAGTGCGACTTCGGCCTGCGGAAGAAGAACGTGAGCTTGCACTCAAACGCTCCGACCGGGTCGAGTGCCCCCGCCGCCTTTAGCTCGCGCTCAATCCCGATGTCCACCGCCCGCTTCCACGCGTCCGCCACATCGCTGTCATACATCCGCGCAACGTGCTTCGCGCCCATCTTTCGGGCAAAGGCTCGCGCCCGGGGTTGGCCCTTCGGGTCGCCGAAAATGAAGGTGTTCATACCGCCCTCCCGATTCGCCTGACGAGCAAATGATCGCGCTCGGCCTGCGTGATGCGATGCAGCGCCAATCTCATGCGCCGCGCTCTCGCGTGAACATTGCTCAGCGTTGCGCCGCGCAGGTTTCGGACGATCTCGCTCGGTGACTGCATTTCCATAAGTCGCCGGTCGATCTCAGAATTCGTTTTTTGGTGCTGTGATTTTGATCTTACCATATTGTGCCTTTCGTTTTTTGAACCGTCCGAGCTTGTCCCGTCCGGCTTGTGTTTTGCGTTCGTTCGCGAGGTAGTTCTCGACCCATTGCTCGTCACGGCCTTTGCGTTTGCCGACCAAGTGCCCGGCGTAATAAAAGAAAGGACCGCTGGCAAGAATCCCGAACGCTGCAAGGAACAGAATTTGTTCGTTCATGTTTCGCGGGTGATGCCGACAAGGGTCACAATCCACTCGACCTCGGTTTCAAGTTCGATGGCCTCCTCTAAAGCCTGATCGAGCGTGCATCGCTTTACGACGCTGATGGAGTGGCCCGGTGCTCCAAGCGTGATTCGCCAGTCGCAATAAACGCTCTGTTTCTTGTAATAAAGGTTGGGTTTCATTTCGCATACCACGCTGGCAGTTTCAGTTCGTGAATCGTCGGCTCGATGTTCGGCCAATCGTTCGTTTCAAGGCTGCGCTTGAGCCGCACGAGGTCCGCAATGTTCTCGTCTTGTCCTCGCGCAATCGCTTCGTCGCTCAGCTTGTAAACCGCTACGCCGAACGGCTCGACCTTTTCCACCGCGACGTAATACATCCGCGAGACCGGATAGCCTAAGATTTCGTTGATCAACGGCAGATAGAATCCCGCTTGCCGGTGGTAGCCGTAGGAGAACGCAGCCCGCTCGAAGTTCCTGAACGCGTCGCTGTCGAGGCTTTCGACCGTCTTCACGTCCAGCGCATAAGGGTGAAACTCGCTGATGTCGCAGCCGCATGGAGCGAACCAGTCGGTTCGACATTGCAGAGCGCCCAAAGCGTTTGGCTGCAATTTGCGCCAAGTCATTTCTGGCGTTCCTTCCGCGAGTAGCCGCGACGCAATCGGGTGCGCCGCCACCGCCTCGCGCATCGCCACGACCTGCGCCATCTCGTCGGCGTCGAGCAAGGTCTTGTCCGCGTGCTGAGCGCTGAACTCGGCGAACTGGATTTTGCCTTCCTTTGTGCGCCGGTCGCAGTCGGGTTTGAGAATGTAGCGCGAGGCGAATTCCTTTTC